TCGTCCATGCCGTAGTTCCAGTCCAGCACGGCGTTCACGTCCTCAAGCACGGCCCGCGGCGTCGTCGGCTCGAAATAGGCAAGCTGGCCGATGGTCATGGACGAGGCGTCGGGGAAGTCGCGGTGGTCGTCGTCGGTCACGTAGTCGGCCAGATATCCGACCACGGCCTCGGGCGTCACCGTGTCCGAGAGGGACGAGCCGTAGACCTTGATGCGGCTTATCTCCGCGCCGTAGTACAGACCCCACGTCTCGGAGTCGCCCGTGCCGTACACCAAGTACGTGACGTCGTCGCCCACCTGTTCGATGCGGAAGACGAGACAGGCCGTCGTGGCGGGGATGTCCTCTTCCTCGATCTCGACGTCAAGGTTCGTGCAGTCCGTGGTCCGGTTCCACAGCAGGGTCTTGTCGTCGCCGGGATAGTCGCAGGCATAGAGCGCGATGCGGATATCGCCGCCGAGTCCGTTCGCCGTCACGCGGAAGGTCACGTGCCGGACCATGGCCCCGTTGTGCGTGTTCGTCGGATACCAGTAGGCGCGGGCGTTGGCGCCGGTCACGATCTCGATTCCCTGCCGCGCGCTCAGCGCCAGCTTCGGCGTATCGGCGTCGTCAATCGTCTCGACGTTGAAACGGTCGGCGAACCGCGTACACTGCGTCGTGTTCCAGTTGCCGATCTCGGTGTCGATGAAGTTGCAGATGAAGGCTTCGTTGTCCTCAAGCTGCGAGATGTAGCCGGTACACTCCACCAGCTGCGTCCCCGCCTCGCGGTCCACGACGCCGGGTTCCTCCACGCGGCCTTCCCACAGCAGGTGACCGTTCACGTCGCGTATCTCGACGGGCGCCAGCACGGTCGTGTCGTGGCGCGCGAACCCGGTCGGCGTGACCACGTCCAGCGAGCCGCCCACGAACCCGCCCTTGCGGTCTATCTCCCACGTCGCGTCCAGCACGTCGACGCCGTTGCCGCCGATGACCTGCGTCGGGTAGCGGCCCGGCCAGTCGAACGACTCCTTGCGGCTCGATGAGTTGTGCGGCGTACCGTCCCAAATCCAGTCCGCCGAGTCACCGTCGCCGTACAGGTAGGACTGCGAAATGGTGTCGACCATGAACATGGTGATACCGAAGTCGACATACACGGACGAAGTACACTCAACGCGCAGATGCACGTGATCCGTCCCGGCCGGTGCTACCTCGCCCCAGTCGTCAAAGGTGCGCGCGTCCGATGGCGGCAACTCGACCCACTCCGTTTCAGCTGCGGTGCCCCGCCACGAAGCGCCGATGTTGCCGACCACGGCATCGTCTGCGTCGTGGCAGACGACGCGCAGTGAGACGAGATCGGCGATGTCCGCGCCCTCGTAACTGCGCCCGAAGCCGCACAGCGCCGCGCCGAACAGAAAGCCGTCCCCCGCCTTGACGGGCAGCGGGTCGGAGTAGCGTACCCAGGNNCCGACGTCACGGTCGGCGTTCCCCATCCGTCCGTCGCGCGATACTCGGCGCGCGGGTTCGGGACAAGGTTGTTTGCGGATGCGGTCACGAGCCGCTCCCACCGGACGGGTTCCGCCACATTTCCCAGCGCGGCACGTAGGACACGTCCACGGTGAACGCGGGATCGGGGTCGGACCCGTTCGGCTCCACGAGCATGAGCAGGCTGAAGCCCGACAGCGGCGCCTTGAGGCCGTGACCCTGCACGCGGGCGGCGGCAGAACCAGACGCGCCCGCCGTGTTGGTGTAGGTCATCTCATAAGGCAGCCAACCGAACGTGACCGAGTCCGTGTTCTCGGTATCGTCCGTGTACCAGACGAAGCCCCAATCCACGGGGACCATGAGCACGCAGTCGATCCACAGCGACGCTGAGCCGGATTTGCCGTACAGGCGCAGGCTGTTGCCGCCGTAGTTCACCCAGTCGCCCAGGTCGTGCCACTGCCAGAAGGTGTCAAGCTCGCGGGTCGTCTTCGGGTCACGGCCCGTGTCCGTGATCTTGCGCATCCCGACGTAGTTGTCGCCGTCGCTGGAACTCGTCTTGGCGCGGACGAGGCAGCGGTATCGGCCCACGGGCAGCGTCGTCGGACTCACCACGCTGTTCAGGTACGTCCAGCTTGTCGTCGTCGCGGACGGCAACTTGGCCGCCGCCCCACCGGACGGGTTCAGCACGGTATCGTCGGAATCAAAGTCGCCGGACATGTCGCCGGACTCGGCCTCGAAGAAGTAGTCCGTGACGGCGTCGCCGTTGCACAGGGCGGCTACGGCGTACTGGATACCGACGCCGTCCGACGCCGTGCCCCAACCGCGCGTGATGGTGACGCCGAGCCGGGGGTCGCCCTGGCCCACGAGCGTGCCCAGCGACAGCAGCGCGGGCGAGGTCAGGGACTCGGCGCTGTACAGGTCGACTTCGGGACCGTAAGCCCACGGCTCGGCCACCAGCGACAGCGAGACGATGGCGACGTTCAGGTGGTCATACGGGTAGTCGAACGCGGCGATGGGAACAGGACTGCGCAGCAGGTTGAACGTCACGGACGCGGTCGCGTTGCGCGGCATGAGCGTGAGCGTGTTCGTTACCTTGGACACCTCCATGCGCAGCGCGTTCTCCTGCGCGATGAGGTCGTCCTTGTCCGCGCCCTCCAGCTTCACGCGGAAGTTGAGTTTGCGCAGCGCCGATGTCGTGGTCCGCAGCTGCGTCGCGATGTCGGCATAGATGTTGTCCGACTCTTCGGCCTCGCGCGTGACCTGACCCCAATCGGGATCGGGCATGACGGTGAGGTCGGACAGGTCGCCGATGGTACACGTGAGGTACTCAGGCATAGACGAACCTCCCGCGCATCGCCCGGTTCACGTCGCGGCCCATCTCCGTCTCAACCATGTCGGTGATGGCGCGGGCGGCGTCCTTGGAGTTGCCGACGAAGGTGTTGCCGGTCACGTTCACGGTGACGCCCCCGGCGCGGTCCACCGGCGTGACGATCTCGTCACCGTGGAGCATGACGGGATACCCCGACTTGGGGCCGGTCGCGAGTCCGCCCCCGGCGAAGGACGGGAGCGCGCTTGTGATTGCCTGAGCGTTCGCGGCCATGCCGGACTGGTCGCCCGTGACGAGGTTCCACGCCATGCCCGCCGTGTTCTCTGCGATGCCCAGCACGCGGCCAAGGACTGGGATGTCTTTCATCTTGTTCCAGATGGCGAGCGCCTCGTCCTTGAGCCACGAGAACGCATCCTTGATGGCACGGACTGCGGCCCAGAAGGCATCCCCGAGCGCGGTCCCGACCTTCTCAGCGATGGCCTTGATTTCCTCGAAGTGGTCCCTGATGAACGTGTACGCGATGCCGAACGGACCCGTGAGCAGGAGCGATACCCAGTTCTCTTTGATGAAGTTGACCACGGCCCAGAACGCATCCTTGACGCCGCCCCATAGTCCCTTCCAGAAGTCGCGGAACCATTCGCACTTCTTCCACAGCAGGACAAAGACGGCGATGAGGGCGACGATGCCCAGCACGATGAGCGCCACCGGGTTCGCGCTCATGGCGATGTTCAGGAGCCATTGAGCGGTCGTCGCCAGCATCGTACTCGTGCGCAGGACCGTGAAGGCGGCGTGCAGCGTCTGTATCCCCGTGCCCATCGTGCCCACCATCCACAGCAGCGGCCCGACTGCGGCCACCAGCGCGAGGAAGCCCACGGCCATGTCCTTGAGCGGCCCCGGTATCGCGTTGAAGATGTCAACGAGCCATGACAGTGCCTTCGCGAACGTCTGCACGACCGGCAGCAGGGTGCTGCCCAAGTCCTCCGCGATGTCCGCAAAACTGTTCTTGAGCTTCGCCATGCTACCGGCTGCGGTGTCGGCGGCGGCGGCGGTCGTGCCCCCGAACGTCTCGGCGGCGTTCTGCATGATCTGGTCGAACGTGAGCGCGTTGCCGGCCGCGTCCTTGGTGGCGACCCCGTAGCGGGACAGGATGCTGGTGTTGCCGTTGTACGCCTTGGCGATGGCTTCGGCCATGGACGAGACAGACGTACCCTTCGCCGTGGCGATGTCCATAGCCGTGCCGAGCAGCTCCTGAGCCTTGCCCGTGTCCTTGGTCACGGCCACGAGTGCGCCCAAGGCCGGGCGCAGTTCGCCATCCGCAATCGCGGTGGCGTTCTGCGTCTTGGTTATCCAGTCCTCAACGGCCGCTGCCTGTTCGCGCGTTGCCCCGGTGTTGTTACGGAGCGTCTGCTCCAGTATCGCCATCTCTTTCTCTTCACCGGCAGCGGCGACGGCTACGGCGCCCAGCCCCGCGACGATAGGCAGGGTCACGCCCATGGTCATGGACCGGCCGATGCCAGACATGCGGCTGCCTATCGACTGCAGACGAGACGACTGTGCGTCCACCTTGTCCATAGCGCGCCCAGTCTCGTCGGAGAAGCGACGCACCTCGGCCACTGCGGACTTTGCGTCTGCCGTGATCTTGACCGCGATGTCACCTATCGTTGCCATGCTTCACCACCTTCGCGCCCAGCGCCGATGCCAGCCTAAGCAGGGATGCGCGTGCGCTCGGAGCCTCGTTGCGGGACTCGCGGTAGCGCAGGGAGAAGTCGTTCGGCGTGAACGGTTCCTTGCGCCGCTTCGTGTCCCGGTTCGACTCCGCGATGAGGTACGCGAGCTGTGAGAAGTGCATGTCCACGAGCGCGTCGCCGAACGGCTCCATCTGTTCGCAGACCATCCACTCCGACAACTCCCGGCTGTCGATTCGCTCCAGCAGTTCCTTGACGGTGCATCCCAAGGCCCGAGCTAGGCGGAAGTAGAACCGTCGCTCGGGCCGCCTGAGTTTCCCTCCAGCGTCCCGATGTCGGCTTCGGTCAGGCCGGACAGGCGGGCGCCCACGTCGAATACCCGCTGGAGCGCGGCGGCGGATTTCTCGGAGAGCGCCTTCACGTCCGCGTTCGTGAAGATGCGGGCGCCGGACTCGTCCACGATCACACGGGAGACGAACTTGGCGCGAAAGTCGGACGGGTCGAACGTCCGGCTGCCGTCCTTGCCGAGCTTCTGGATGGACGCCTCGAACGCATCCCGCTGCGCCCCGTTCAGGGCGCGGACGCGGACGGTGCCGCCCCACTCGGGGACGGCAACGTCCTCATACGTCGCGTCGTCGGCGGCGAGGATGGCGTCGCGCGAGAGGTACTCGGCCATGCTCAGCTGCCGAAGTCGGTCAGGGTCACGTCGCCGGTGGAGCGCAGTTTGCACGTGCCCACGACCTGCTCATCGTCGGGGAACTTGAACGTGACCGGCTTGATCCGCGCGGTGAATGAGAGGCGCAGCGTTGGGTTATCGGCGTCGTCCTGCACATAGAAGCCGTATGCGCCCTCGTTCGCCTCGCCCGCCGTGATAACGGCCTCCTGCGTGGCGTCGCCGGGGATGACGTTGAAATCGAACTGGCACTCGCCATACGTCTTGAGGCCAAGCAGGAACTGCTCGGCGTCGGAGTCGTGCGACGTGACGTCGATCTCTTTGCGGTCGGCCTCGGGGGTCGTGATATCGCCGATGACCTCGGGGAACAGGGTGTAGACCCCGGTGGTCAACTCGACATACACGCTGAATGGATGACTCCTGATTGCCTGTGAATCTGCCATGTGTCTGACTCCTTAGCTTCCTGGCGGTTCCGGGGTTTCCAGTGGTGTCCACACCGCGTAGTCGAGCACGACGCGGTAAAGGCCGGTGTCGGGTTCGGGGTAGTCCATGCGGCCCACGAGACGCGCCCCCAAGTCGGATTCGCGCATCGCGCCCTGCACCTCTGCGGCAAGCTCGCGGGCGGACAGGTACGTCTCGGCCCAGCAGTCCAGTTGCCAGCGGGGGCGATCCCAGCCGCCGTAGCTGTCGCGGCTGACCGGCCCCTCAATGTAGCCGACCTCGGTGAAGACGACGGCGGGGAGACGGCCGGTCGCGTCGGCCGGGTCCGCTGCGGGCAGGCTGCCGTAGTAGAGTCCGACGCCGTCCGTGGCCTCGGCCAGCACGATGCGGATGAGTTCGGCCGTGTTCATGGCGTCGCCCCCGTCGCGCGTATCGCGGCATCAAGCTGGCGGTCGAACTCGCGCCCAGCCGCGGCACTGGCCTTGGCCTTGTTGCCGTCCACGGCCGGACGCAGGTACGGACGCGCGGGCATCCGCGATGTGCCGTACTCGACATGACCCGCGTACTCGCGGTCGTCGTCGGTCACGGCGTAGGCGCGGACCCACGCGCCGAGCTTCGCGGGCTGCACCA